ACCACATTGTCTTGTTGTTGTTGGTCATCACGGCATCAATGATGTTGCCGCCAAAGAAGGCTGAACCGTATAACACTGGTATCTTGCTGTCAGCGTTGGGTTTGACCTGTAGTCTTACACCTTCATCAATGTTGTTGGTGCCGCTATCCTGTCCTTTGTTTGCACTCTTGCTGAGTCTGTTGACAGCATAACCTAATACGGCTGTTCGTGCTAATGTGCCAAATATGCTGTTGCCACTAACAATGCCTACAGCACTCTTGGCAAAGTCTACAATGCCTGATAGAAAACTCATTGTGGGGCTCCAAAGTTAAAGTTAGAACTCTGTAATGGTAGCACACGAGCCATATCACCGTTGGCAAAGTCACTGGGGTTAGTGCGTCTGCCTGTGATCTTGTCTTGCAACATTTCAACAACTGAAGTCACTGTAAGTGTTAGCACCACGGTGCCTGTGCTGGATCCCATATCCAAATCATCTGTTATATCGTAATTGGAAACTATGCCTTGAAACTTGCCAGCGGGGTTGCCAGCAATGCTCAGTAGTTCGCCAGTTGTGACATCAAAGAAACCACGGAATATTTTGCATTCACTGCCTTTGATTCTGTTGTCAATGATGTCTGTGACATTGGAACTAGGCACACCAGCAATGGCAATTGAGATATCACTAGGCGAAGCACGAAGTGTGTCTTCAGTGCTGCCGATGCTTAACAGTTGACCCAATCCAGTATAACTCAACCCCGCTATGCTGTAAGCCTTGTGGTAGTCACTGAATGTCAGTATGGCATACCCTGGTATGTCTAACTTCACAAACAGGTTGGTCTGTATGTTCTTGTAGGCACTAAGACTAATGGCCATTACAAACTCTCCGCAAATACAAACGGACCATCCCAGGCCACTTGGTCTCTAGCAAAGATATTCCAATTAGGAAACTTCACGCATATCACACTCCAAGTCACTGCCTGTCCTACCAATAAGGTGTAGGTGCCTGCGGCATCACGCAAGGGTCTATGTAGTGTAATAGTATTTGAATTGTGTGCAACATCAGCGGCTACGGTATAGACCTTGCCACTTGCTCCTAGTTGTATGAAGTCACCTGCTTTGAATTTAAACTGTCCTGCACTGAGTCCGCTGGTGCCACCTGTGATAGTTAAAGTATTGCCAGAGGTTGCTGTGACTGTGATAGCAGTGACATTGCTGAGATTACCTTGATAACCATTAAGCCAACTCTGACCTGCAAGATTGATCTGTATGGTGCCTACAGTGACTCTGTCTAGTGCTTCCATCTTTTCAATCAAGCCACGGAAATCACTCCACCTGGGTCCATTGGGCAATGACACTTCGAATTCCCATATCTGGCCACCTAGGCTTGTGGTTTTCACTGTGCCATCACGGCTGGTGCTTTGTGCTACTTTCTTTTTCTTGTTGATACTGATTGCTTGACTGTAATCAATAACGGTTTGAAATGCTGTGGTCATTATTATCTCCTACCCGTCGGTATGGTTCGTCTACCTTGTTCAGTGACAGCGTAGATGAAACTTGGATCTGACGCCACTAATTGTTTGAAACTTTGTGCATCTACTGCTGATATGTTGTAGGTCACAGTGCCGCTGGCCAATTGATCGTTAGGAATAACACGATTGCCACTGGCACCTACTAATAGTTCAGGACCTCTTTCTCCTACAATCACAGGACCATTGGTGCCAATTAGGCCGCCTGCGGCAAAGCCTGGAATCAAATCACCGATGGATACTGATCCTCGCTTGCTGGTACTGCCAAACAAGCCACCAAATGTCTGTGCTATCAAGGATCTCACTTGACTGCGTAACAATTCTTCTAACACGCTGTTGAGGAAGCCACGGAATTCAAACTTACCTGTCTTGGCAAAGTCCACAATCTGGTCTTCCATACCTTGTGTTATTTTTCCAAAGACACGACCAGCGGTTTCAAAATTGTTTCTGGCTGATTCAGCGTAGGTCTTGAATGCTTTTTCAAACCCTTTGCTGAAGTTCTCTTGATTCTTGAGATCTTGTTCTTGTTGTCTTTCAGTAATTTTAATTCTTTCTTCAAATATCTCATTGATTTCTCTTTCTCTAGCGGCTCTTTCTGCGGCTGGTAGGTCTTTGATCTGTCTAATACGACGCAAGATCTCTTCACGCTTTTCTTCTATGTCTATTATGGCTTGTAAATTATTTCTTTCTCTGTCGGTGTCACCTAAAGAGATATTCAATAGTTTGTTGCGGTCTTTGATTTGATCATTCAATGCCTGCTCTTCTTCTCCGCGGGCCTTGCTGGTGCGAATAATTTCTTCAATGCGTTTGGCTTCTTTTGCTTGTTCTTCTGCCAGTCTTTCTCTTTCACGCTGTGATTGTTCTAAGAAACGCTGAACAATATTGGCTTCATCACTGGCTGCTTTGGCTGCAATCTCTGTTCGCTTGGCAGCAAGTTCTTTTGCTCTTTCTTCTAGTGTTAGTTTTGTATTAGCGTCGATACGCAGTTGTTCTTTAGCAATGTCTGCCTCAGAATTTATTTTTATTGCTTCAATGTCTGCTTGTAATTTATAGGTCTGAGCAGTTTCTTTGTCTGACTGTGACAAAAGACTGGCAAGTCTTTCTGTATTGCTTTTCAACAGTCCTTGTCGTTTGATATCCGCTTCCATTTCAGCAATGCGTTGAGCACTCTGTTTGGCTGCTTCTACACCACTTGGACTTCTATCACCGTAGCCACCTTCTTTAGGTTTGTCTTTGCTATTAAGTTTGGCTTGTGCGGCTGCTTCTGCTTTGGCGGCTGCTTCTTGTGCCGCTTTGAATTTGACCTGCTCTGCCTGATATTGTTCTCGATCTTTTTTGGCTCTCGCCACCAATGCGTGAACACCTGTACCAACACCTACAGGATCTTTTATGTTAGCACCAAACATATTGAGAACACCTGCTATGGCGTCAGTTGGTAAGTTAAGAATGTCTCCTACTAATGTGCCTAGTGACTCTGTGATCTTGGCCAAGCCACCACTGATACCACCTTCATTGACAATTTTAGCAAACTCACCAAACGCAATTACTAATTGTGTTTTGATTTGTTTACCGATCAACTCCATTGAGTCATTAAGTTTATCTAGTTCTTTTGCGGCTTCGTCGTATCTTAAATCAGCAATGTTGGCAAGTTTGTCTGTTTCTAGAGTTCTAATCACCTTACCGGCAATATCAATAGCGGCTGTCAACTCAGCGGCACTTAAACCACCTGCTCTAAACTTTGCAATAAGATCGCCAAAAATATCGTTGGCATCACGCACATTTCCATTAGCATCAGTTACAAAAATACCTAACTTCTGAAATGCTTTTTGCAACTCTTCATTGCCGCTGGCTGCTTCAGCCGTGCTTTGTCTTAGTTTGAATAATATTGCGGCAGCGTCTTCTGCTTTACCACCTGCGGCAATAACACTGGCTGCAAAATTATTCACTCTGCCTGCGGCTATACCAGTAGCACCACTGATGTCCATAACCTCACCGGCCAGTCTAAGTGCTGTGCCTCCTAGTGCTGAAAGAGCAGTACCGGCGGCGGCGGCCGCAAGACCCACAGGTCCTAGTTTACTAACAATACCACCTAGAGTGTTTTGTAGTGGGCCACCAACCTGTCCGAAACTTTCTACATCTGCTTTTAGATTCTGTATGCTGGCACTGGTGCTTTTAATGGCACCTTCACCAACTGTTTTAAATCTAAGAATAAAGTCTTCAATAGTGGCCATAGTCGCTCCTTACGCCTTGTCTGCTAGATATTTCTGCACTGCTTTGATAGTGGGTTCAGTCATACCAACACCACCTTTCTGTTTTGAGTATCCTTGATCTAATCTCACTGCATAGGGATAGTCAGCGTGAATGATATCATTTTTCAATCTTGTCTTACTGCGAGCATTGCCTTTGTCTACAGGAGTGTAGTCTTTGAATGTGTCATAGGCCACACGAGCCAAGGCTGTGGGAGTTGTATTCTGTTGAATATTTCTAAGCCGCATTGTTATGTTGTTGTTTGCGTTTTTCATTTTTTACTCTCTCCATCATTGCCTGCATCTGATCCATAGACAACTTGGGTGGTTGCTTGACTCCTGTGCTGGCTTCTTCTGTAATTCTATGTTCCCAAGCAACCAACGCTTCTGTAACCTTGATATCATACAATGTGCCTCGGCTTCGGACTTCGCTAGGCAATAGTCCATAGGCTTTGGCCATTCTACCTATGCTGATGACTTCGGCGAATTCCCAGTCTGCTTCTCCGATTTCTTGGGTTTTGACTTTCCCAAAAAATCATTTACTCCCACCAACACTCCTAATACCAAATCAACTGGTAGCACTTCATCGGGGCCCAAAGCGGGGCTACCATCTGCTTTGCGAATCATATCACGAAGCAGTTCATTGAGTTCGCTGGTCTTTTGTTCTTGTTGTAGTCTATAGAATTTGAAATAGGAATCAATACCTAGTTCATCCATCATCCAGAAAGTGAGTGTTTCGCCGTAGCGTTCTACGAGATCACTGTCCGTGATTTCTATTTCTACTAATTTGGGTTTTTTTGCTAATGTTGAAATGTCCATCTGTTAATCCTTTTGTCTGTTAATCAATTCGTGTGCCAGTACCAAGAGAAACTTGATACGACCTTGAGCCTTTTCTAGATCACCACGGGCACATTTTACTTCATTAGTGCATTTGGCAATCTCTGCTATTAGACTCTCTAGCAGTTGTTTGTCTGTTTTGTTATCTAAGACATCCATAAATCTTCGTTCCTTTGTATTTATAGGCAGGTAAAGAAAAGGGGGCTGTTATGCCCCCATTCCTGACTCGCTCCCGAGTTCTTAAGTTGCCGCTACGGTGTATTCGCCAGTCACTGTAATAGTGATTGGGGATACCCAAACAGGTGCGTCGGCTGTCACAGTCGGTGCAAGGCCAGTGATGTATCCTGTACCTTTAATGAATGTGTCAGCAGTTGCATTTTCAACTCTGATTATGAAGTTAATCAATGTCTTGTTACGACTGCAACCAAATAGACCTTGTGCTGCCATTGTGTCTGAAATTGTTGAATTCAGTGTTGTACCAAAGAAAGTGGCTTGGTCAACAACAATGTTCATCGCAATACTATTTGTAGAAGTAGTAGCAACCTGCTTCTTGGCAGTCGAATCTAATTGACTCCAAGTAAAAACATCGTTAGCCGCATTGATAGTCATATCCTGTAGTGCAGGAATTGACAATGCTGAGGCTTGAGTGATGTCAGTCTCACTGTCTGCTTTGTCTAGCGTTAGGGTCACTTGATTTCCAGTGCCCGGTGCTGGGTTAATATATGCCATTTGGCAATCTCCTTATGATGATATTTTTGTAAATCGTATTTCTATCTCTGTTACCATAACATCGTTCTCATAACTCACTGCAACATTGGCTTCACGACGGTTTGTGCCATCAGCAATGTCAATGTTTTTAGCGGCTATAAGTTCTAATACTAGGGCATCATAGTTAGAAGGAACTGTTTTTGCATCGTTAGCAAAATAGATCCGAGTGCTTTGTGTTTGTTGATTGATAGTCAGTGTGCCTAAGGTTGCAATCAAGGGTTCTGAAATATATTCTACATTGTCTACATAAATCTTTTTCAAGTTTTTTATGTAAAGCGGTATGGTGTTGTCACTCCAAGGGATTTCTTGTGAAAGAAGATAGCCTCCTAATGCTAACCCAGTGATATAATCTAGAACTTCTTGTCGCATTATCTCACTCTCTTAAGGTTGTATTGACCTGGTGACTTCTCATCAGAACTTATGGTTCCGGAGTTGTCAAAGTCATACCAATCACCATTGGTGATTAACTCACCAAATAGTGTATCTGCCTTTTGAGTGTAATAGCCCATCTTCTGTCTTTCAGCATTGTCTTCGTTGCCGAAGTCTGCAATTGACGGAAGTATGAACTCACTTAGAGCAGTAAACACACAGAGATCCGTAAAGTCATTAAGTCTTGCCTTAATCCTGTCAGGGTTCACTGCGGGAATGTCTGCCACTGTATTGTAAACGGTGTTTTGGTCACGACGGATGTAGTAACTCTTCCACCAAGCACTAGAGCGTATCTTTGAAAGGATACGCTCTGTTGCTCTTATCAACTGTTGTTCCACAATGTCATCGGAGAGGCCTTCATTGGCTTCAAAGAGGCGTTGATCTTTATTCACCACATCTTGAAACTCTGCGAAACTTGTGACAGTTCCTGATTCAGTTATGAAAGCCATTCTATTCTCCTAATTAGGCTGGGTCAACTAATGAACTGTCTGCGGTAATTTTGCAACCGTAGCCATCATAAAGTTCACCAACACCGTAGTGTGCGGATGCAACAATATCATCACCAACAAAAGAAGCACGACGCTGAGTCTCGATAGAGATATCACCAATCATTGCTAGACCTAATGCATCGCGGTGGAACACAGCACCAACATAGTCACCAGCGGTGCCTGTGTTAGCAATGTTTGCACTTTCAAATACTGGAACACCAAATAGTGTGCCAACATAACCAGTTTGCATTGCTTCGTTCTGGATGATACCAGCATTTGGGTTAGCAAATGTGTTTGTCAATGCGGACTTCAAGTCATAGGCAACATATGGGTTCAATACGCAAGCCAATGCATCACCAGGAACAGCGTTAGCACGAAGACGAGCAACTGCGTTGGCTACTAGAGCCGCTGACATTGCTGTGCTTGCACCGCCTACGCCTACTGAGAAGCCTGAGAATAGAGCCAATAAGTCTTGGTCCATTTTCTTAGCGATTGCTTCACCGAATAAACGGCCCATATCTGCAACTACATTAGAAGCAGAAGAAGCACGAACTAAGTCAGTAATCATAGTGCGGATAGCAACTGTAGAAACAGTCAATGTCACGCCGTCTGTAGAAACTGCTGTGTTAGAAACTTCATCACCTTCAGTCAATGCGGCTGCACTTTGAACTGGGTAGATAGGAACAGTAATAGTCTTACCGTTGCTTGCTGGGATTGCGTAATTTTTAACGAGACCACGCATAATGCTTCTCTCGTTTGCTACGAACATTGCTTCAGCAGTGATTGCTGGTAACAGGTCGTTTAGTGTTGTGGTTGTAGAACCGGCCATAATAAAATTTCCTTTAAGTTAGGTTAGGCAAGACCTTGAGTCTTGCGATATTCTTTGTAGGCTGTGCGGTGTTCTGGATTTTTCATATCTAATTTAGATAGGTCCATCTTCTTACCGGTAACAGCCCCGCTTACATTGCTTTTGGTAGCAGTCGTTGTGGGATTCGCTAACTTAAAATGAGGATTTGTGTCTAAGAATTCTTTGACTAAATCATCAACGCCTATGGGTTCACCTTTGTCCGAATAACGAACTGAGCCCTTGCTATCCACCACTTCAACATCACCGCTGTCGCCAAGACGAATATTAGACGATAATAGTGCCTTAACTTGTTCTGCATTGA